GCGGACATTGTTAAGCATCACGAAGAACTTCAGCGCATTCGTGCTATTGAGGACTTCTCTGAAGACCATGTCGAGGTTCTTCCGGGCGACGACAAACGCTCGGTCATTGTCAACGACCGCGTAAACGTCGTCAACGCTATGGCACAAGTTTACATGACTTGTGTGATTTCGTAAGACATAAACAAATACGACGGCGCGGCGTGGACGCAAATCAATTCGACGGCGCGGCGTGGACGCCGCGCCCTACTTTATGAAATGAGGTGTTTCTAAATGAAAAATATGGTTATGAGAGGCAAGGACGCTGTTTCTGCGAAACTTGCCGAATGTTTCGTTACTATCGGCGGCAATCGCTACAATTTCATGCAGGCGATTGATTTCGAGGCGAAATTCGAACGCATTAAAACTAAAATCCCTGTTCTCGGGCAAACGGGAGCGGGGAACAAGTCCACAGGCTGGCGCGGCACGGGGCGTGCTACTTTTCACTACAACTCTTCTGTTTTTCGTGATATGATGCTCCGATACAAAAGCACCGGCGAGGACGTCTATTTCGAAATTCAGGTTTCTAACCACGACCCGTCCTCTGCAGTCGGGCGGCAAACCGTCGTTTTCGTCGATTGCAACATCGACGGCGGAATCTTAGCCAAGTTCGACGCCAACGGCGAGTATCTCGACGAGAAACTCGAATTCACTTTCGAGGACTTCCGTATGCCGCAGAAGTTTAAGGAATTATCGGGAATGAGGTAGGTGGAACAGTCCGCAGAACCTCGGGAAACGGGCGACCGAGGACGGTCGCCCCTACGGGGGGGCGTGGTGTCGGCTGGGCGCGATTACGGCGGAACGCATGAATGCGTTCCCTACAAGCCCCCGATTTTTATTGTGAAAGGAATTATTCAATATGTCTGAATTATCTTTGTTTTTGAAAGACAACAAGGTTCGGCGCGAGAATGCTTTTTTCGCGGCAACCAAATCGCTCCTCAATCAAGAGGGGCAACCGCTTTTGTGGGAAGTGCGTCCCATTACCACTCGGGAAGATGAAGCGATTCGCGAACAATGCACTTTCTTTGACTCTTCCGCAAGCCGATTTCGGCTTAACCCTTCTCTCTACATGGCGAAATTATCTGCTGCTGCTGTCGTTGAACCTAATCTCTACAACGCTACCTTGCAGAACTCTTACGACTGCGCCACGCCTGAGGAACTGCTTCGCGAAATGCTCGATGACCCCGCCGAGTATCAGGCTTTTGTTAAGTTTGTGCAATCTTTCGGCGACTTCAGCGTTTCTATGGAAGAAAGGGTCGAAAACGCAAAAAACTAATTGCGGGCGATTTTGACAGCAAAGTCGCCCGTTTATGTTTGCTCAAATTCGGCTGGAAGCCTTCTGATTACCTTAAACTATCCAAAAATGAACGGGCTTTTATTATTGCGAGCCTTTTCCCGAACTCTTCTGTGAAAGGAAATTTACCATGAGCGATATTCATTACATCGAATCTTTAATGAACCCTGACCCGTTCAATCTTGAAAGCACTGTGAACAACTTTTCTTTCAGCGTTCCCCAAGTTGTTGTTGATTTGGACAAAAACATCAGCGATTCTGACACCGAATACCTTACGAATTACTCTGACTCGCACGCTTTTTGCGACGAATCACGGAGCGTTTCGAGTGTTTTTAACACTGATGAACATTCCGCCACTCTGATTAACAACAATCACAACCCCATTGAACAACATTCGCACACTATTTACGATTACTCTGATTCTTCTGAGCAACATACTGCTCTTGAGCAGCAGTTTGTTTCAGAGCATCACGACAACATCGTCAACGATAACACGTGTTTTAACACTCACTCTGACTCTTCTACCAACATTTCTGTAGTGAACGAAACAGTGCATCGGCAAGCGGCTCCCGTTACCGTCAACTTTAACGCATATAACGAATTTCACACGCAATCTGCGGGAGCCTCAAGCGTCGATGTTTCTACCATTATGGACGCTTTTTGCACTCAATTAGCTGACGCCGTTACTATCGCGGCAGAAGGAGTACGACTATGAGCTACAGTTTCTTTTTAGATAATATTCGCCTACCCGTCGCGCCAAGCAAAATCGACGTTCGTTACGCGAATAAAATTTCACGGCTTGAACTCGCCGACGCTTCTGAAATTATTCTCGGCTGTTCTGAACTGCTTACCTCTATATCTTTTCGCGCATTGCTCCCTTGGAAGCAATACCCTTTCGCTGTTTACACCGACGGATTCAAACGCGGTGACGAAATTCTTTCGCGAATACTCTTGCTTAAAGAAAAGGGTAACCCTTTCCGATTTATTATGCGCAGGCGGCTCGGGCATGATGCAGGGCTTTCTTTTAATATCCGCGCTGTCATTAAAGAAGTCCGCGTTCTTGAGGACGCTTCTAACGGCTCTGACATCTACGCAGACATTGAACTCGTCGAGTTTCAGGAACCCCCCATTATACAGACAATCTCTGTCCCTGTTTCTACTGCCGCTTTCTCTGAACCTGTCCGCCCTGTCGAAAACCACACCCCTCAGCGGACTTATACTGTTGTTCGCGGCGATTCACTCTGGGGGATTGCTCAGCGGTTTCTTAAATCCGGCAACCGTTGGAAAGAAATCTATGAGCTGAACAAAGCCGCCATCGACTCTCGCAATCGCGGAACGGGCAAGGTTTATTACACCATCTATCCCGGGCAAATCTTCAAATTACCCGCTGAATAATCACAAGGAGGTCTTGCACTTATGCCTTTTGAACTAATCATCGACAACGGACGACAACAATTTTCCCCTCCTGTTCACGGGGAAATACTCCTCGAGACTTTTGAGCAGGGGCGTTGCTCTAAATTGGTATTCTCCGCTTTAAGCAAACTCCCTGTTCTTGAGGGCGATATTGTCAGTTTGCGCGTTGGCGGCACTCCTGTTTTTTTAGGCGTAGTCTTTGCGCAGGCACAAGCATCATCTCTTCGCACGATTACTGCTTATGACCAACTGCGTTATCTGCGAAATCGCGACACCTATGTCTATCATTCTAAATCTGCCTCTGATGTTGTGCGTATGATTGCCCTTGACTACAAGCTCAAGCTCGGCGCGGTTGCTCAAACTTCGTATATCATTCCGAGCCGTGTTGAGGACAATGTATCGCTTGCTAATATTATTCAAAACGCACTTAATATTGAATTTGAGCAGACTTCTCAGCGGTTTTTGCTCCTCGACGAATTTGGGCGGCTTTCCCTCAAAACTTATGCACAGATGCAAACTAACCTCTCGATTACGCCGAGTTCGTGCGAGTCTTTCGATTTAAGCACTTCTGTTGACTCGCGTTTTAATCGTGTTAAAGTTTCACGCTATGACAGACGTGCAGGGCGGCGCGACATCTTCGTTGCTTCTGACCCTGTTTCCGAATCGCGGCTCGGGATTCTCCAACACTATTCCCCTGTCGGGCTTCGTAACGAGGTTTTGCTTCCTGAACAGGCACACTCTCTCCTTAAAGTCTTTAACCGCGACTGTAGAAAACTTCGCATTCACTCGTTGTGTTCCGGCAATATCGCGACTCTTCGGGCGGGTTCGATTGTTTCACTCTCTCTGCCCGACATTGCGCAAAGGGCTGTTGTTTCGCGTTGTTTGCACAGAATCTCTGCGAAAAAACACGTTGCTGATTTGGAGGTGAGTTTATGACACTGACAAACGACATCGCCACGCTCATGAAAATACTCGCTGTCGATGCTGTTGATGCAGATAAACCCGTTGCTGTTATGTTCGGGACTGTTGCTTCACTTAACCCGCTCACTGTTGAAGTTGAGCAAAAATTCCGCCTTTCGGGCGAACAACTCTGCTTTTTGCGTACTGTTGTTCCTGTTCAAAATTATCTGGGCATTTGGAACGACTTTTCTTCTGTTTTACGCATCGGCGACACCGCCGTCTTGCTTCGTGAGCAGGGCGGTCAACGATTCATTATTTTGGGGGTGGTTTAATGCTTTTACCTGACAGACTTTCTGACATTATCGACGCGGACGACTATGAATATCCTCGCACCGCTTCCTGCTTTGCTGACAAAACCTATGACTTATCCGGCTCTTCGCGCTTTATTTACGGCGTTGAAGCGGTTAAACAAGCTGTTTACAAAGCTCTCAAGACACAGCGATTTCGACATGAGGTTTACTCTACCGACTATGGTCTTGAGTTCGGTGATTTGTGCGGCTGTGACCCGGAGTTCGTCTGTATCGAACTCGAACGGCGGATTAAAGACGCGCTTAGTACCGATTCGCGCATTACCGACGTTTCCGGCTTTCGCTTCGAAACGCTCAAATCGTCTTCGGGGGGCGGCTCTGTTGTTCTTGCGACTTTTACCGTTTCTGCCGATAGTGATAGCTTTGTTTTTCAACACGAAATTGACTTAGGACAATAATTAACAGGAGGTATACTTTAACTATGTACAACAACATGACTTTTGAATTTCTTTTGGAGCGTATGCTCTCTCGCATTCCTGATGACATCGACAAGCGCGAAGGGTCTGTTATCTATGATGCTCTTGCGCCTGCTGCCCTTGAACTCGCTCGGTTTTACTCTGCCCTTGACAATGTTCTTGATGAAACTTTTGCTGATACTGCCGGTCGTGAAATGCTCATTCGACGCGCCGCTGAACGCGGGATTTCTCCTTATCCTGCTTCTCCTTCTACTGTTCGGGCTTCTTTTACACCCGCTTCTGTTCCTGTCCCCATCGGCTCTCGCTTCACTCTCGCCGATTCTCGCGGCGATTTACGCTTTCACGTTTCTGAAGCTGTTCCTAACTCGCCGGGGCAGTTTTTTCTTATTTGCGAAAGTGTCGGCGAAGTCGGGAACATTTCTGCGGGTGAACTTGTTCCTGTCGAATATATCGACTTACTCACTAACGCTCAAATCATTGAACTCACGCTTCCGGGCAATAACGATGAAGACACGGAACATCTTCGTAAGCGATATTTTGACAGCCTCGAAGTGCAGAGCTACGGCGGCAATATTCGCGACTATCAGCGCATGACCCTTTCGATTCCGGGTGTTACCGGCGTTAAAGTCGAACCTGCTTGGGCCGGAGCGGGAACTGTCCGTTTGGTTATTCAAGACTATCGCGGGCTTACACCTACTTCTGCTGCACTCAACCAAGTTCTTGACATTCTTGACCCGCCGCCTTTCCCGGGACGCGGCGACGGGCTTTCGCCCATTGGACACCGCGTTACTGTTTCGGGGGTTAGAAGCGTTCCTACTAATATCAACGCTACTTTTACTCTTGCTGCAGGGGTTACTTTTGATGATGTTCGCCCTGAACTTGAGCAAATTGTCGAACGCTATTTCAGCGAACTTCGCGCTAACTGGTCTTCTTTTTCTAACATCGTTGTTCGCGCCGCTGAGTTAGAATCGCGGCTTCTTAACGAATCGGGCGGCAAGGTTATTGACATTGTTGATTTTAGGTTCAATAACTTAGTTGCCGGTCGCAATTTCGTGATTCTTGCTAACGATGTTCCTATGAGAGGAGCTGTGAATAATGTTTGATTCTAATCCGCGTGACTCTCACATTTCTGTCGGCGAATATCTTCCGCAGTTCATGCGTGTGAACAACTCTTTTGCTCACATTGTCAACACCGAAAACCATGAACTTGCGGCGATTTCTGATGCTGTTGACGCTGCTCTCGATAACTCTTTTTCTGCTTTTGCTGATTTTTCACCGGGGGGGATTGCTCGTTGGGAAAAGCTTCTCGGCATTATTCCGCAAAGCGATGCCGCCCTTCGGACGCGCCGCCTTGAAGTTCTTACTCGCCGCAACGACCGACTCCCTTACACGCACCGTACACTCGACGCCGCTCTCACTGAACTCTTCGGCAATAACGGCACTGCTCGACACATTCTTTCGGTCAATGCACCAGCTTTCACTGTTACTGTTACGCTTTTGCCTGAAATAGCCGATTTGCTCCCTATTGTTCAACGCTTCGTGCGGGGGCGTGTTCCCGCTAACATGATTGTTAATGTTAGCGTTGTCTGATTTTGAAAGGAATTTACTAACTATGAACGACATCGTAAACATCATTACCAGCGTCGGCTTTCCGATTGCCATGTGCCTTTGGTTTATGTGGCGTACCGAGAAAGTCATCAAAGACAACACCAAAGCTATACACGACTTGTGTAAGCGCATTTCTGAAATGGAGGTATACTCATCATGAATACTGCTGTTAATCCCGACACTATTTTCGTCGTTGTTGCGGGAAGTTTCGAGAAACGCGCTAACGCTGAGGCGCATATTCGGCGGCTCGCTGACAAAGGCGTTTGCAGTTTCTTAGTCGAAAAGACTGAAATTGCTCCTGTTAGCGAAGTTGATGAGCTTGAAGACGACTGA